TAAGTTATCTTTGTCTTTGGGTGGTAAATTTGTGTAAAACTCTGCCATTATAAACCTGCTTTCTCTGTTGCTATCGAAACGTCTTGCGTTCCTCTTGCGATTGTTATGTATCCTTCTGTGACCAGTTTCCTGACATCCGTTGATACTTTGCTAGTGTAAACTGTTTTGACATTGTCTGTGCTGGCACTGTATTCTATATCAGATTCCGCAACTGTCAAACCTTTCCTACTGCCGATATCCTTGTAGTATATTCCAGAGGCTATCTCATCACGCACATCAGTATCTGTTGTTACAAGATTGTATGCCTCATTGGCACCCAGGAAATTCACTGTGTCCTGCACATTGTTAGTGATAACTGTGTTGTTTTGTTTTGTTCTGTTGTCTACTGTTCCCTTGGCAGATGCTATTGTTCCAGCGGCAAGTACCGCTCCAACAGTGAAAGCCGCTATAGGATTCGTGATTGATCCGGCCTGTTTGCCAACTTCCAACACACCTTCCTTGGCTATGCCTTTCAGTTCTTCCTTGACCCCTGACTTCTTAATTTTTTTAGCATTGTTGTATGTGTTCGAAGCACCCAGTATCGCACCCAGGATGTTTCCTGACTGCACGTTCCTGATCACGGATCCTATGCCGTCAACTACGCCACCAGGTCCAAATATACTGTTTGTTCCACCACCCAACACAGTCAGCGGTGAAGGTTCGTTGTCGTAGTGTATGGTCGCGAATCCTGGTACACCCTCTCCTCTGTTGAATCCTTGTGGTCTTATCACTCCTGAATTGTAACGAACTGTCTCGTATAAAATTTGCATCTGATTCTGTAACACACCTGTACCGTCTGCCTGGTCCAAGTTGTCATGGCTGAAAGAACCTATCACAGGATTGACCAAACTGAACGATGTGAATCTCTGATTGTGTAGAACAAAGATTGTTATGTTCCTTATGTAAGGTTTCCTACGTTGCTTGGGAGTGTCTAGACCCCACTTGGTGTATGTTCTGTCAGTGTTGTAGTAATCGTCCTTGCTGATGTTCTGAATAGCTTCACCCAGTTGTACAGGATCAGCAACATTGTACTCGTAATATTTCTTCCAGAATGCATTGACAGTGTCAGCATGGTCATCGTGGAATGTTATGTTTATTGGTTCGTACACTATTCTTGTGTTGGTGTACATCTTCTTGTTGTACTGAACTTTCTCTTCGTAGTTCATGTTGTACTTGGGAAGGTCCACTGCTCTGACCAACATGTTCAGTTCTCTTCTTTCAGCTTCTGTGAATGAGTTAACACCGACAGTGTCGTCTAGGTCGAAAACAACATGGTAGAGGAATTTGTGTTTTGGTGCCAGCTTGTGATGATCATCTATGTACAGTCTAGAGGCATGTCGGAAGTCTTTCATTCCTGGCTGACCGTTCTGTATACCTTTTAAGAAGTTGTTTATGCTTGGCATACTGTTATTTATAGTCACAAAAAAAGCGTCTATAAAGACGCTTCCAATGTATTAAATGCTAAGTCTAATTTTTGTATTACTGTCCACCACCTGTTGAAAGTGTACCAATTGTTCTAGCTACTGCTGTTCCAATTCCTGTACCTTGCGGTGTCTGTATCGCATTGTCATAACTCAATGACATTGTGATTGTTGCTGGTTCTGAAGTGTTGTATGCCAGTGTGTTGTAGTTAACATTTTCAATATACGCACCGTACATTTCCCATGTTTCTAGAACGTTTGGAGTACTTGCTCCATTACCACCGTCTAACATCTCAATTCTAGCTGTGAATTTGTAATCGATACCTGATGCCGCACTTGATTGTTCAAAGAAATCAAACTGTTTCTGAATTTGTTCTCCAACTAGTTTAGTAACTGAGTTGTTAACGTCATCTCTCAATGTGATTGTAATTGGTTCCCATGTGTGTTTACCTGCAACATAAACTTTTGAGTTGTACACATCTAGTGTTACTTTGTCAAAAGTCAAGTTAGGTCTTGTGATATCTATAACTTGTTTCGTTAGTTCTGATCTTGGTGTTGATACTCCAAAATTTTCCAGGACTGCTCTGAAACGATACTGAAGTTTTGGCATCAACAAACCTTGTGATGCTGAGCTTTGATCGTTTGCTAAAGGTACTGTAAATTTTGATAATGTTGATATTGCCATCTGTTTCTCCTATTTATCGAAAATTAGTTCCCTAATTTTGCAATTTCTCCTGTGTTTTTGATTCTCAACGGTATGTAAATAAATTCAACTGATTTAACTGGCTCAATTGCTATGTCTACGTACAGTTCATTTCTGTCTATTCTAGTAGATGTGTTGTTCGTTTCGTCACAAACTACCAAGAAGTCAAACAATGCTCTCTGTCCAACAAGTTCTAACAAGAATGATTCGATCGCACCTTTGATCTCGTTCCTTGTCAGTTCGTCATTTGGTTCAAAGATAAATGGTTTTCCAACTGCGTCTAACTGTGTTCTTAAGTAGACTGCTAATCTTGAAACGTTAATCCTGTCCAAAGCTGAACTTGCCGATGTTTTAGTTAAGTTACCAAAGTTAACAATCCCTGCTCCTGCAAAGAAAGTAATTGGGTTAATCTTAACTTCATGCATTGAATCTCTCACTGACTCCGTTACAGATATTGTTTCAAACTCTCCAGACGCTGTGTCGATGTAACCAACTGAAGTTGCATTGTCAACAACACCTCTTCTTGTTCCTGATGGAGCGAACCATGGGAAAGCAACACTGTCGTTGTTTGCCAGTGTTCTCAACATCATGTGTGATGCCGGAACTACAATTGATTTACCTGTGTTGTCTGTTGTTAGTCCTGAAGGATAAAACACACCCAAGTAATCACTTGCACTTACTAATCCGTCTTCACCGTTGTCTAACGCCACTGCTGTGTTGTTAGCCCAGTCCTGGATTGCAGTCGATGTACCTTCCAATCTCAATGGAGTGTCACCTATTATAAATGCAGTTTCGTTTCTGTCTGTGTTTAAGTTAATCATGTTTGCGATCAATTCAGGGTAACCAGGTACAGCAATTACATTGAAGCCTCTTTGGTCTTCTCTGATTGCTTGGTTAGTGTCGATCTCTGATTTCAGTTGTTGAACAATTACTTTTCTCTGTGCTTTTCTTCCAAAAGATCCAGAACCGTTTGCATTGTTACTTGATTTAGTAACCCATCTGTCTGGGTAGTAAGTTGCAACAGATTCGTTGTTGAATCTGATGTTACCCAAACCACTTGATCCTGAACCAGGATATGCAGTTGTTGTGATGTAACTGTTTTTGTATTCTTTAACATTGTAACCCGAACGTCTAGTGTTGTAAAGCAATATACCCTGTGGGAATAAAGTTGGATCTGGAGCATCAGGGTCTAGGAAACCATCAGTCAACAATGATTTGATTGTTGAAGGTACGCCTGCCGCTGTTGATGTTCCTGCCGCTTTATCAGTAGAGTTGTGCCATCTCGCATCTGCGAAAATTACACCGTCTTCTGTTGTTTGGTCAGCTTTGTCAACTAGCACCCATGCCGCACCAGTTGTTGTAACTGCTACTTGGTTGGCTGTGTTAGTTGAACTCAACGTTGCCGCTGTGTTGTATTTGTAAAGTTTTGGATAGTTCTCTAGATCACTTGTGTCAATCCATAAGTCATTGCTTACAAGTGCAGTACCATCTGACTGCGTAGTCGGTGCTGTTGCTGAAAACTGTGGACCATTCGGATCCGTAGTTGTGTATGCTGTTGCATATCCAACAAAAGTTGTTCCGTTGTGTGCCATGATGTCTGCATCTAAAGTAGTGCTGTACCATAGTGTACCGTCTGCTGGTTCGTTGCTTGGAGCAGAAAGTGAAGCTGTGTAGCTCAATCTTTTCCAGTTTGAAACTAGTAGTCCTCTGTTTGCTGTTGAGTCCATTGACTCTCCAGTTGGAACTGTGTACAAGTTGTCGATCAGTGTTGAACTGTTTAATGTGAATGTTCCGTAAACATGTGCTGTTGAGGCAAAATCAAAACCAGCATCTGCTAATGGTGTACCAATGTCTCCGTCCACTAATCTGATGTCACCGCCCAGTACGTGTGTAAGCACGATCTCGCCAGTTGTTAATTTACTTGCTCTAACATTTATCAGTTCAGTAGTTGATGTAGATAATGCATTAGCGTTTACTTTAGCGTTGACTGCCGCAACAAAATCATCAGCACCTGTTCCACCTAGTGTAACTGTAACTGCTGTACTGAAACCATCTTGATTTTTTCTTGTCTCTTTGATTGTGAAAGTTTCTGTTGCTGTGAAACTTGGGCTAGTCAATTTACTTGTAACAGTAGTTTGACCACCTTCGTATCTGAATAGTTGGAAGTCACCAATGTTAGGTGTTGTGTCCAATGCGTCTGCCGCCGTCATGCTCTGCTCAGTGATATTGAATTGTGTGTATAAAGT